TGCCTTCTTCATAATGTTTGTCTGCGTTGAGGTGGTCATCATGCTGAAGGTGATGGAATCAGGCGGCGACTGGAAGGATGCAGTCGAGCTTATGTGGTCACCTGAGACACAGGGGCTGTTTGCCGCTATTATGTCGTTCTGGTTCGGCAATCGCGCCGTTAGCAAATATTACGGCAAAAAGTAATGGGAATAATACCCACCTATTTTTCACACTAAATATCTAGGCAAAAAAAGACCCAGTGGCGAAAGGAGAGAAACCACTGGGTCAGTCGGGGAGGAAAATCCATGCCATAAGCATGGCACTATTATAGGTTGCCGAAATAATAAAGCAAGCCCCAAAAATTGTATTGATCGTGAAGAATATTAGTCCAGCTAAGACAGTAAATCACCGCAAAGCCACCTAGAATTACATTCATCATTACTCTAGCCATAATTCGCTCCTGTGATTGGTTCAACGCCGCTATCAATGGCGGTCATGTTTTCATTCATCAGTTCAACCCACGCCTGTTCAAACTGGCTGAAGTCACCAGCAGATATTGTGCCACGCCCAAGGTGGTTGCTCCACTGGATATACTTGTAATCAAGATCGTCTAAGTCGAGCCAACGATACTTTGATTTGATGTTGTCTTTGGTGATCATCGGTTTCTCCCTTTCGGGGCGGCTCTAGGCCGCATCCCTTAACTTGGTTAGAAGGTTAATCAGGCCTTGTTGTGTATAATTTTGGCCTAGATGTTTGCGACACCCTTCTAACAATTTTTGATTCGCCCTTGTTTCAGCCGCCTTATACGCACCAACGCTTCTTGACCAATCGCTATATTGTTGGGCTTCAGCCAGTTTCTCTTGCGCGGCTAAAAGTTTTTTGTAAAGTTTTATCAAGTTAGTCATCAGATAATCTCCCTTTGTTTTCTCTCTGATAAGTTAAATATAGTTTAACTATACAGATACGTCAACACAAAAAGTAAATTATTTTTAAGTTTTTTTAGAGGGCGTTGCCGAGGTCAATCATCTGACAGGCTGGCTGGATAGCCATAGCCTCATTTCTGGCAGGGTGTTGCGACAGGTATTCCTGCACCTTCTCAGCACTGGGACATTCCTTCACAAAAGCGTATTCCATCTCCAATGGACGGTCTGGGTAGATGAACACCATGATGAATACGATGATCTTCATCTCATCGTGGCTTTCAGAGCGATCAGGACGGCGATTACGCCAGCCCCGACTATGGCAATAGCCAAACCAGCTACAACGGCGTGTACGAGCCTCTGACGGCGTTTAATCCGGTTTTCTTCTGCTTCCCTACGCTTGCGCCTCGCCTCAGCACAGAATTTCTGGTAATCCGTCCACATATTAGGCCGCCCAGCCCATATCATCTGCTCTCGTAACAGGGCTTCCTGTTCTTTGATGCGCTCCAAGGCCATAAACTCAGCGAGATCGTTATTCTTGCCACCGCCACCCTTTTTGTTGACCTTGCGCTCCAAGTCTTCTTTTGCAGTTGTAAAGACACCAAAGGCGTTGGCGGCAGAAGCCAAGTCCCTGCCGTTGCTAACAGCTTCCTTGATAATTTTGAAGGCGGCATTGGCCGCCGCAAGTTCCGCTAACATTAGTACACCCTGACTTTGCTGGTATCCACATACTTAGGCACACAGTAGGCTGTGACCTGATCGTCAGGATGATTATACCTTATGTCTGGGGATGAACCAAATCGGCGTGAGACTTCGGCGGCAAAATAATTGCAATGGTCTATTGACCGAAAGTACATATCATTGCTTGAGAGGTAGCGACCATCTCCTGTCCCTAGCCACACTAGCAACAGGAATAGATGCTCCATTACTTTTCCATCAGCCTATGCAACAAGTCTTCTAGCCGACCAAACCTGTCCTCGATGCGCCCCATCATTGAAGACATCTCATCTTTATGGATAAACGTCTCTCTGGTGGAATTGATGCGTTCCTCAAGCCGACCAATCCTAGCGGTTAGGTGATTAATATACCAAGCACCACCACCGATTATAACACCTATTAGAACGTCAGCTAAGAAACCCATTTCCATTGTTACCACCCTGATGGAAGTTTGCCCACAATCGGTGGCGTAATTAAATTGTCTAACTTCTGGTCAAGCATAGCCTGTAATTCAGCTTCGGTCTTATCCAGTGATGCCAGCACCCAGCCCTTCACCTGTTCTTTAGTCAGGCTGTCAAACGCTGTGAAGCTGTCAGCATTAGCCTCGCTAACACCAGCACTGCCATACGCACTGACGGAAAGCGGCTGGCCTTCGTCATTTGTTGCGCTGTCGTGTGTAGCTATCAGCCGCCAATGTACTGATTTGGCTACATCTGTTAAAGAACCCTCTGTGGGGGCTGTGTCGATTTGTGGGAAATCCCAAGTGTAGGTTGCCATAATTTACTCCTTATTCTGGCTTAGTAGGCCAGACAACAGTGTCTAGCGACTGGTATGTATCAGTGATGTCACGCAGGGCTTGACGGTAAGTAGCCATCTCAACAGTCAACGTATTGTCTGACAGTGCGAGGTAGTCTGTTTCTTTCAGCATTTGATTACGTTCATAACGTAACTTATCTAGCAGTTCTTCCGATGTCTTAACATTTGGGTTTGTAAAGGCTGAACCATCATAGTCCCAACCAATCTGAACATCTGCTGGGCAATCAACCCAAATCATTTCTGGGGCTACCTCAAACTGAGCGTCTGCTAAATCCACAACCTTATTATTTAATATTAATGCGTTAGCCATTAATAATACTCCTCTACAACAACGATACCAGCACCACCTGCGCCACCAGCGGTATCACTTCCAGTACTGTTTCTGACTACGGCACCTGAGCCGCCGCCACCTAAAGTCCCTGCATTACCCGCCGTAGTGCCGTTTGTAGTACGGGTAACTCCTCTAGCCCCACCCCCAAAGAAGGAGTTTCCACCATTACCACTTATCGTGTAGTTATTAGTAATCAGGTCACTGTTTCCGCCTACTCCACCTTCTGCGTTTATATCTCCGCCTGAACCAACTCCGCTATCTCCACCATAGGTGGTATCATTACCGCCTGCCTGTAAGGCATCGCCGCCAGCGCCGCCAGTAGCAGAGCAGTAAGCACCAAAGCTACTTGTGCCGCCTGTAGAACCGTTGTTTGAACCACTAGTTCCGCCAGCGCCGCCAGCGCCCACAGTAACAGAAACAGAACTTTCGGCAGAGACATCAATATACTCAATAGCGCAACCGCCTCCGCCTCCGCCACCTGCGGCGACATTACAATCAGAATCCTGACCTGTGGCACCGCCGCCACCGCCACCACCGCCAACGACAGTAACCTTGATGGTTTTACAGCCAGATGGCTTTGTCCAAGTGCCGCTTGATGTGAATACTTGAATAGTTGGAGGGTTGCCACCTACGTTAGTCAGCCCAGAGCCGTCACCGCTGAATGCTGTGGCTGTTACTGTGCCGCTAAAGTGAGCGTCTTTGAAGCGTAAGCTAGCTGAACCAATGCTCTCAGTATTATCTCCCATCGGCCTAATCCCACCGCTAAAGTATGTCGCAGTAGATGATGCTATACGAAGGTCTGCGCCACTACGCGACCCAATACTCCCCACAGTTGCGCCGTCTTTGCGGAACTCAACAATGTCTCCATCACTGGATAAACGGTTAGCATATAGCACAGGTGCGGCACTTCTTGTAATTGTTGTAGAGCCACTCTGACGGGTGCGGAAACCTGCTACTGTTTCCCAGTTTGCCTCAGCCGTAGCACCCACCAGCAAGTTGCCAGACGCATCAAGTGTCATATCAGCCGTTACGCCATCTGGCTTGAATTGCACAGAGCCATCGCTTTGGATGCGGAGGCGTTCCGTTTGATTGGTGCTAAAAGTTAGGTTTCTGCTATTGAGAGCATTAAACCCCCAATCAAGATTACCATTTGTTTGAATCTGCAAACCGCCCTGAATGTTACCATTACCAAATTGAGCGACTGTTTCTGCGGTTGTCCCACTTGACTTCAAATCCAGAGGTCTGGCTGGCGTAGTTATCCCCAGCCCTAATCGCTGTGTGGAGGCATCCCAGTACAGACCCTGCGTCACGCCTGTGCTGTCGTAGAAACTGATGTCTCCGCCATCATCAAACTTTGCCACTTTTTTAGGTGTTGCGCCTGTAGCAATGTAAACATCAGCACCAGAAGTTGGACGGCTTTGCAGAACAAGTGAGCCGTTTACACCATCAAAAGTGCTATTTGTGGCATAGACTTTTGCAGTGCTACCTGTGGAAACCAATGCGCTTTCTGATGCAAAAAACTCTGACTTGTTGTTGTTCAGAACACCATCAGCCGTCACTGTGCCAGTGATGTCTACGTTACCATCACAACCGATGACCATCTGGTCAACTTGTGTACCTCCAACATTTGATTGAAACTTTGCAATGTCTCGTGCTGATGTTGATGTCGGATGATATGCTTGAAGCGCAAGGTTTCCATCACCAGCCGCACAAGTGCTTTCAATCCCATCAGCCGTCACCGTGCCAGTGATGTTTATATCGCCAGTGCCAGTGATGTCGTTGCCGTTGGTGTCTAGGTTGCCGCCAAGCTGGGGTGTGGTGTCCTCGACTACGTTTGCCAGTCTGGTAGAAAACGACAGTGTGCCAGAGCCGTTAGTGACAAGTGACTGGTTAGCAGAGCCGTCACCGTCAGGCAAAGTGAATGTCGTGGTAGCTGTGACTGAGGCAGGTGCTTGTATCTTGATGGAATGGCTTGCGTCATCATCCTGTAAGTTGAGGACATCAATGCCAGTAGTACCATCCGCAAAATCAGCTAGATGGCTCATCTGCTCACGAATGGCGTTATTCACATTGCTGGGTAGCATACCCTCATCAATGTTGATGCCGCCAATGTCCGTATTAGAAGCCGCCGTTGCGCTGTAATCGGTTAATTTATCTTTGCTCATGTGTCACTGCCTCTGGTGTGTTTATATCATTTGCCCTACTGGTCAGCAAGTAAGCTCTGTTGCACATAAGGCGCGGCTTGTACTGATGTTGCAAAAGGAAGCCCCCTCAATGCTTGCCCTGCTCCAGAAACTACCCTTGCTGACGTTTCTGGTGCTAAATAACTCAACCCATAAGCATACGGCAATGCCCCTGCCACCATCCCAGCAGGATCGCCTGTTGCCAATAACCCAGTAGGCGCACCAATTAATGCCGCAGATTCCAATAGCTCTTTTGCGGAAAGTCTTTGTGCCGTTTGGCTACCTACTGGCTTGCTTCCAATAGTTGCTTGCGCGGCTTTGGCAATTTGCTGTACAGGCGAATCCATTTCCAACAAAGCTCTGCCTTGTGCAGTTTTGTCGCCTGTTGTAATAGAGCTTAATAACTGTGACGGCGTGAATGTTTCAGCCCCAAAAGTCTCTGATTGAACACCAACCTTTTGAACGGTTGTGCGGATTGGCAGATAACGCTTAAACGCTCTATCAGCGTTTCTTAACGCTTGTGCGCTATCGGGGTTATTTCTTGCTAGTAATGCAACGATATCATCACCAAACTGTTCAAAAGCATCCCCAACCTTTTGGCTGTTGACGTTTGGATCAGCTTTATACTGAACCGTTTTCATATCTATTTCTGATAAAATTCTCTTAATGTCAGAGCCACTACCGCCAAAATTTTTCAAGTCTTCAATGATCTTGCTCATTTCAATAGCGGCAGGGTCTTTGTACTCTCTTGAAACAGTCAGACCCTTTAGATTGTTATTGTAAATCGTAGATAATTCACCGCCAACCTGTGTGCCTTGCAATTTCATAGGGCTTAGTGCTTCATCATAAGCATTATTTAGGGTTTTATTTGCCCAAGCATAAAGAGCATTCCCCTCTAACCCCTCTGGGGCTTTAACGCCAAGCGGTCTTAGAGCCTCATCAATCGTTGCTCTATTAAACTGTACCTTTGCCTGTTCCCTTGCTCTCTGTACTATTGACCCAACAAACGGCATAGTTTGAGCATACGCTTCCTCAAACTGCCCCATTCCGCTTCTAACGCCAGACTGTTGGCCTATCGTCAATGGTATGCCCATTTTCTTCAATGGCTGTGCCATTGGGTCTTGCGGCACACCCTTAAAAGGCGGCACAAAAGTTAACGGTGAGATTACACCACTAAGCATTGCGCCTGTTAAAGTCGTAGCAGGATCAAAGTCAGATTCTGCACCAGCGTACAAACCACCGCCAGCCGTAGACTTAGCGGCTGTTCCTGTTAGAGTTTTTGCCATTGTTAATGGTGCTGACCCAACTGAGCCAAGCATTTGCCATCCCATAGCGGCAACAGGGTTTTCTTGCTGGAAAGTCGCTCTGTCTTTGTCAATTATTTCTTTAATTTCGCCGTATGACTTATCAGAACCTAACGACATTAAAAAGGCACTAGCTTCATCATGCGTACCAAACATCAGGCCAGCCCCAACCTCACGAACCACATCCGTTAGGACTTGCTTCCAGTCGCGCTTTTTGCCTTTACTATACTCTAAATCTTCGCCTAATTTTTTAGCCATTTAATTACCCATAAATCTGAAAGCCGCCACTTACGCTATCGTAGAAAACATCACCCTCGCGTATAAAGCCTTTTTCGACCAGACTGTCTAATTCCTCATTGCTGTCAGGCGAGTAGAACGGTGATGCTCCGCTTGCCCCAAACTGTTGCTCAAATCCAGTAGGATCGCCTTGATTTTCACTTAGGTAATTCATGTATTGATCACGATACATCTTTTTGAACCGTGACATCTGCTTCATGCCCTTAATAAGGATTAAGTTTCCGCGAGTTGTTGTAGACAAGCTAGGAACTGCCGCAGAAAATAAATTAATCTCCATGTCAGATGTTGACCCTGACCCAGCCACCCTGTATCGCGGAATAAGGTAAGAAATAGTTTTCTGTACTAATTCCTGATCTCCTAATTGATCTATTTGATCAGAGGGCAAAACACCCATTGTGTTAGCTATTCTTTTAACATCTAAAAGAAATTCACTGCCAGCACCTGTTGTTACGCTACCGCTTTCCAGTGCTGACTCAATGAGATTTAGGCGCGGAACAATGTTTGTTTGCTCATTTAAGAGTTCTTCATCCAGACCTTTTAGTCGAGTTACAGCGTACCTACCTAACTCAGACTGATAAGCAGATTCTGTCTTAGGTGCTTCAACAGTAACACCACCAGACTTCATGAGGTATTCGCTCATCCACTGCTGACCTTCTGGGGAATCTGGGTCAAGCCCTATGTCCATCGCCGCCTGACGAGCTTTAGAAGGCTCTGTCGTCATAGCCTTTTGCACATCAAGCTGGAAACCAGCCATTGCAAGCTGATCCGCTAACGCTTGCCGTTGCCTATCATATTGCAGTTGTTCAGCCTCTTTCTTTGCTGTGGTATAGGCTTGCATCCCAGATGCTAATGTCTGGCCTAGTGATACTGGTCTATCTTGCCAACCACCAGCCGCTAGTAACTGTGTGCCAGCCGCAGACAATCCTGCGGCCTCTGGGCTACCTTTTGCTGGCATCCGTAACTGTGCGGCTCGTAACTGATCCAAGCCGCTAGGTGGTGTTTTTGGCGTGACTTGTTGTGATGGCATTTGCGATAACGCTGGCGACATATAAGAGGCTGGTGCTACTTGCCCAGTGAATCGTGTCTGCGGTGTCACTGTTGGCTGTTTGGTTCTAGCCGCAATAGCCGCCATAGTTGGCGAAAATAAATCCCTTGTTGGATCGCCAAATATCTCTTGATATGGCCTCATGTCATAAAATGGGCTGGGTTGTCCTACATTTGTGTTCATTGGCAACGCTTGACCGCCAAAAGGTGTCGCAACCCTTAAATTAGTCTGAGGTGGAAGATACCCTCGTGGGGCTGGTATGTTATATCCGTTAGCCATGTTACATCATCCCCAGTAAGCTACCGCCAATAGCGAATGGCGAAAGACCACCAACACCAGTAAAGCCTAGTTGGCTTCCCAGTTGTGCGCCAGTTAATGCACCGCCTAACGCACCTGCTAATGGCTGTCTAAACTGTGGCGTGATTGCCTGACCACCCAACGCACCAGAACCGCCCTGAACCATCTGCAAGTAATCGCCTAGTTTCTGATATGGTTTTGCTTGCTCAAACTGGAAACGCTCGATATTAGCCGCGAGTTCTGCGCCAGCCTGTGCCTCACGAGCCGCGCCAACCTCGCCAAGACGTTGCGCCCCAAGATAATCAAGCTCGGAAAGTTGAGGTAATTGTCCAGCCGCTTGTAACTGTCTGTTAATAGCCTCACTAGAAAGATTGCCAAGTGCGCCAAGACCGCTAAGACCAGTCTGAAAACCAGCTTCTTGCAACTGTGCAATTTGCTGTTGTGCGGCAAGCCGCCTCTGAATATCTGCGGCAGATTCGCCTGATAACGCACCTAGACCCTGCATGGCAGAGCCGTACTGGGCTTGTTGCAATGCCGCTAGGTTCTGCTGTGCGGCAAGTTGATTTGCTCTTTCTCTCTGATAGTCTGAATAAGCAATATCAGCCGCAATTCCTCCTAATTCACGAGCCATAGCCTGTTGACCATAGCCAGAGCCATATCTACCAGATAGAGAAAGTTGCCCCTCTAAACGCTCTTGAACTGGTCTTAAAGCTCTCTCAATGGCTAAATCTCTTTGTGGAGTTCCCCCAAGAAACTCCCCAGCCGCAGTCCTGCGTGTCATTTCGATAGGCTCAGATAAACTTATGCCGCCAGACAACTGCCTAGCTAAAGGCAACGCCTCACTAGTATAGCCACCCATTGCCGCACTCTCAAACGCCGACATCGGTCTGGAAAAATCAACCCCACTAGCTAGGCGTTGTGCATAGGGTAAGGCTAAATTTTGCATACCGCCCATTGCGGCAGTCTGATAGGCTTGTTGCGCCTGTCCGATTAGTGGACTGCCAGAAATAGCTCTTTGCCTAGCACTTGATAGAGCCATCTGTGTTTCTGGCGAAAATCCCACCACAGTGCTTTCTGGGTAATATTGCGGTGTTGGTGATTCATACAGACGCTGTGCCTCTGCCATCCCATACTTTAGAAACGGCTGTGCATACTCTGGTGCGGCTGTTTGCGTTGTAATGGTTCTGGTTGAACCGCCACCCTTACTCATATCATAGTTCCCTTACAAAAACAGTGGACTTGGGTTGATAGTCCGTTAGCTTGCGTTGCCAGCCTTTACGACCGATAATTTCCATTCCTGAACAGCCGATTGATCTAGCCCATTGAGCAATGTCTTTTTCGGCATCAATTAACTCATCAAGATCACCGCCAGCTAACCATATACGGCAAACAGATCGGCGCGGATAGTCAACAATCTCCGTTACAATAGCACACTTTTCTCTAGGAAAAAACTGTGCCTTGCCATTCTGTACCGCCAGCCACACATCGTTTATACCGTGGCTATTACTTGCATATGGCAGTGCCGCCTCTATCCAGTGCTGGCATCGCTCCCACTCATCCAATAATGAGGTATGCAAAGTCTGCATCGTGTCCTGAATTGTCATAGTTTATAACCATTGTGCCATTCGTACTACTGCCGTCAATATAGGGGTTATGATGCCAAGGATTATGATTAACCCCTGTGAAGAAAACAAGGCTCTGTATAGTATAGCGTGGCTCATCAACTGTAACTTGGGTTGAGGTGGATGGCAATGTCACATAGCCAACACTATTAAGGCCGCCTTCGATTGTTCGGTTAACAACCTCTGCAATTTCGCGTGTAGTTGCATTGATCGGATTAAGTGTGCGGAAATTTGTGTTTCTCTGCGCTATTGTCATTATCTGCGCCCAATCTCCCTAGCCTCAACATCAATGCCCTGTGCCAAGTCCCATTCACCTGTGATGTTCATTCTCAGGCGATGATACCGACCCTGTGCGCGGAAATTAGCGAAATTGTCTGCATTAGGTGACACCGCGCTGGTGAAAGTAACACTGTCAGATAGTGCGTCCCTAGTCCCAACCTGTAATGTCACAGACCCACCGTCATAGTAAGGGTAAATGCGTGTAACAAGATTATGCTTGCCAGCCGCTAACGGCAACTCACCAGTCTCAATAGTGCCATCTAATACCGCACCTGAGAACACATACATCTGATCAGCTAATGCACCACCCAGATAAAACTCGCCACCAAGCCAAAAACTACTGTCTAGGCTTGCTGGTATTGTATCTAAGTTAGTGCTGACATTATCTAGGTCTTCTAAAGTGTAGCTAGCCGTAAAAAATGGCGCAATAAGATCGCTGTCGACATCTGCGCTAGACCATCTGTCTAGGTAGTAATTATAGATAAGCAACTTGTCTGGCGTTGATCCTGTGTTGGATGTTGATACATACGACCAGACCGCTATCTGCCGGATAGGATCAACTGCGGATGTAATTTTGTTGATATAGCTAAAGTCGCAATCCGTATTAAAGAAATCGTCTACCTTTTCTTGCCCAATAGGTCTGGACTGCTGACCATCCCACATATAAAAGCCTGAGTCAGAATAATAAAACGATAGCTGACCAATGTTACAGATAGAGCCAGCAATCTTACATCCGCGATTGGGTTCAACCTTGTCGAACTGGAACACAAGCGGCAAGCCAGTGTAAGTGGCGCGAACAATAGCCTTTTCCATAAAGATGGTGGCAAATTCGCCCCCAACTATGCCCTGTATAGCACCTGCATCTGGGATGTCCTGAAAATCGCTCTGATTAGTTCCGGCTGTCCAGTCTGTTGCACTATCAAAGCCTGACCACTTAACACGGTAAGGCTTGCGCCCAGAGCCTTCATCAATGTTGGCAGTAAAGATAAAATCACGCACCACCGCGATATAGTCAGCCTTCGGAGCATCAGTGGAAAGCGTTGCAAACTGCGTTGATGTTGCTAAATCCCAATATTGCAGTTCCTCACCAATGCCGCCAGCTACAATCACATCGTTGCCGTACTGCACAAATCTCCATCGTTCAGAGCTTGTTAGCGTGTATGTGCCGTTTGATACATCATCAAGGCCACTATCGCCTGTGTTAAATTCATATAAGCGACTAGCATCTCCAGCAAACAATGTAATAGAGGCATCATCAGCTTTAGCCGAATAAATGCCCAGAAGCGTGTCGCTGGCAGATGTCGATAGCTGTGTAAATGACGGCAGGGAACGGTAGCCGTTAGCCGCAGGAATGACGTTGTTAGCCGTCACGATAGCGTTATTCATATCTGGCTGATCAGGTAGCCATTCGCCGAATGTAATCATTGTACTAACCAAACCTCATTGCCAACAGATACATTAGCCCAGACCTCAGAGCCAATACCGATATTTGTCCATTCCTCACCGCCAATAGCCGCATCCGACCATTCCTCGCCTAGTATAGCCCCAGTCATCGTTGCTGTAAAAGCACCAGATGCAGTGCCGCCATAAGCGAATGTAGCGTTAACGCCACTAGATGCTGTTGCGGCAATACTTGAGGCGGCTTGAGCATTAGTAACAAATTTACCAATCGCTGTCACTGTTAAGGCAATATCAGTCGTTCCGTCTAGCTGTTGCACTCGTGTCGCTACTGCGTTCTCAGTAACAGATACAGATATGGATGATGATACTGTTCTAACAGGTGTTATGACGGCAGAGAAGGATGCCGCGCCTGTGACTGCCGCGCTACCTGTTCTTACCCTTGTGGCGGCGTTAGAGGCCGTTATAGCGGCGTTAACTGATGCCGCTAGTGTTTGTAGCTTAGTGGCAACTGAGGCGGCTGTAAGCGCAA